TGAAAAAAAGCACAATGAATCTCTGACTCCTACAGGAACCATGGATTCACACCAAATACAGAGTGCTCAAACGAGTAGATGCAGTTCATTCTTATTAGAAAAAACGACTATGTCAGAAAACAACCAAAATACTAAACCAACTGAAGAAAACACATTCGATGAGTCCAATGTATCAACAATCCTGAATGTAGATTTATCGGCATTATTAACTCTCGATGAGTCCAAATTCGACTCAGATGAAGAGAGATTAGTAGCTCAACAAATGTTTATGAGTAGCCTCAAAATCTCATCAGAAATGAAAGAAGGTAAAAATGGAAAGTTTTACATTGATTTAAAAACTGTAAAGCTAAAGAACCCACAGTATGGAAATACACACGGTATCGCACTCTGGCTGAAAAGAGGAGAAGATGAAACTGAGGAGAGTTATCAGAAAAGAGTTAAGAAGTTTAAAGACTTCTGGTTAGGTAAAGCTAAGAACTTCAAGTTTATTAACACAGTTAAGAAAGCAGTTAAGAAGTTCAGCGAAACAGATATGAAGAAAGTTCTGAAGAAGATGATGAGTTAATACCTCATCACATCACAACCCTAGTGAGTATATCTCACTAGGGTTTTTTTATGTCTAATATGAAAAATTCAAATATGTATCTACCCCTTTACCAATTTTCTTTGAACTCTATGTCTGCCTTCAGAGCGGTAAGGTATTCGGTAGTTTGTACTGTACCGACTGTTTGTCCAGTTTCAGAGAGATTCAGTATAAATTGGATCATAGCTGACATCAATTTTCTGTTCATCGGGCTATATTTTTTGGTTCGACCTTCGGTCCCTATGAACCAAAAAAGTAGATCCCGAAGCCCAGAAAATAAAGATGTCAGATGATCCAAAATTTATTTGTAATGATTGTGGAAGAATTACGACGGATGAGATATGCATCTGCGGTTCTGATGACTTAGAAATCCACAGTAGATATGATGATTATTATTACAATGATGATCCAACTAACTATTCAATTAACGAACTATACGAATATAACAAACGATAAAATATATGTTACCTACAACTAAAAAATATATAGAAGAAAATCAAAGAAAATTCTTTGGAAAAAAACTTGAGTCCGATTGGACTAAAGAAGCTGAACTGCAATTTAAAATAGGATCTCTTGAAGAGAAACTAAAAAAAGCAAAAACTAAAATCAGGATGCAAAACAAAATCATTGAAGCACTTACAAAATAATATGAGCGAAGAAATTATATTACCAACAATACATCCCAATGGTACTTCAGATGGGACACTACTAAATGAATACTTTGAAATAGCAATAGCTATCGAAGCACTAAAAGAAAAAATACAAGCATGTACATTTCATGGTCGTGACTATTATCCACAAGATGAAGACCCAATCAAAGATGCTCTTATGGATACCAATGCATTCGCAATGGCACACAATCAAAGAAATGTGCATCTCAATAACATCGATGACTTCGGTGTATACATAGAAAAACATATTAAACACATTCTAAAAAACAATCCTAACACTATCAGATCAATATGAAAAAAGAAAATATACCAGAATGCATACGCTTCTTACGATTCAAGCACAACCAGCTTGGACATATCAACACTCCATTTACTATATGGGCTAATCCCCATGACTTTAATAGTAGACTATGGGTTACAATCAAACAAACAGAATTATTTCTATTCCGTCAGTATGATGAAACAAGACCTTCACATTGTGATATATCATTAATCTATTTATCATTACGAAAATTGACTCGTAATATTATAATGTTCCATAAAGCACAAGGAAGTGCTCCATCACTCTGGTTAAATGCAAGCAATCTAATTAACCATATTAAAGAATTGCCTATGAGTCAAAAAGTAAAATACGCAAGCGACTATCATACACTAAATAAATTCATTCATGTATATGAAACCCTACAAATAAAACTTTCATGGAAAGGTATTCATGAAGAATGGAAACCGTCAATCAAAAAGTAAAATGTTAATTTACAACATCACAAATTCAGAAACAACAACAGCAAAACCAGTAGAGGTAAAATACGAATTCTTCAGTGTGTATTGCAAGAACACACTGAACATCCCAAAAGAAATAAACAAAACAACTGAGTTACCCAAAACTCAAATCAAAAATAACTATGAAAAATAAAATACTAGCTCCATTCAGAGCTATCAAAAACAAGCTGCTTGATGCAATCATCGAGCGAGCCAACATCACTGCAAATAAAATTGCATCAGAGATATCAGAAGACAAAGACTTCTGCGAAACTACAGTACAAATAGTCGGAGACAATCTGCTAGATAACAGCTCAACACTTGAGGTAATTGCTGATAGTATAAACTATGGATCACTCGCATATGAAGTTGATCATAGAAATCTAGCTGAATACATAGACATCAATGATCTATCATACTCAGTAGCTGATCAATTCTCAGCATCTGAAATTGCAGAGACCTTTAATGTATATGAAATAGCTGAGATCATCCATAATGATATGGAAAACAGAGACGAAGATGAAGACTCAATACTAGATAATAGAATCAAAAGACTTGATTCAAACATAGAAGAACTAAAAGATCTAATGTATGAAGAAATAAAACTATCTACAGATAAGCTAAAGAAAACATCAAGCAGAGTCGCTGATCTATTACAAGAACTAGCAAGGGAGTATTAAAATGAAAGTAATAAGAACACTAATATGCGACGACGGAGTAGTCGGTCTCAACGGATACCAGTACGCACTAGACGAAAATGGTGACTGCTTGATCTTCGATAATGAAACTAAAGCTACGCAGTTCCTTCTATCTAACGGAGTAGATAAAGAGAGCATAGAGAATGGAGACATTGAAATAGTCGATGATCCAGCTTCATAATAATCAACACATATAAAAATGAAAAAACTAATACAACAATACATACAACAAAGCGAAATTAATAGTTTAGTTAGACAACACCTTGATGCCTATGACAATGGTGACGAGTATTATGTTAAACTATTCTGTGCTTCAGAAAGACATCTCGTTGAATACAAAGTAAAAGAATGGGTTAAAGACCTAGTGGACAGTCAAAAGATATATACTAACGATAAATATCAAGTCGCTGTTACTGATGATCCCTCATCGGATATCATCCACCTCTCAATCAAGAGACATGATCGTGGGGTCATGAAAGACTGGCGAGACTTTCAAGAGATCAAGAATCAGTTAGTCGGAGAAGAGAACGAGGGAGTTGAACTATACCCCGCAGAAAGTCGATTAGTAGATTCTGCAAACCAGTATCACATATGGGTTGTCAGAGATCCATCTTTCAAATTCAACTTTGGATATAAAGAAAGATATGTCACCGACAAACCTTTCGGTAAAGCTAAACAAAGAACAATTAAACCAATAAAATCATGAAACCTATACGTAGAGAAAGCAGATGGGTAATGGACATGGACGAAAATGAATACAGTATCGAATGGTATGAAACAGATGACGAAGGTGTCACATCATGTGGCATAGAACTTCTTACATCTAAATATGAATGCCCAGCAGGATCATCACTTGATTGGGCATTATCACATGGAGGTATACAATGTGATGATGTAGCAACATTATCAAATCCAGATGGTATCATACCAATGGACGAAACATTACTCGAATCCATAGAGAACTGGAGAGACAGTCTAGACGAACAACTTACAGAATTTTATGATGATACAACTTCATCATAATCAACAACATACTAAATACAAAAATAAATAACATGCACGAAATCGAACACACCGATACCGTAATATCCACTAAAAAAGAATGGCATGACCTTCAAGTCATAAAGCCAGAACTATCAAAAGAAATAATTGATAGTGATCACCGCAATGTATACTTCGACATTGAAGAAGGCACTGCATATGCGGATGTAAACCCTGAACTAAGAGACGAACTGTTAGATATATCATCAAGACAAGATGGTCTTCCACACGCATCAATCGTAGAACTAATCAACACATGGTCAGAGTGTCCTGAAAACAAGATACTAACCAGACAGTTTGAAGGTATACGATATGGACTTGGTGTACCATCAGCTAGATACAAATCAATACCTAACCAAAAACTAGTACAAGCTGTATGCAATTCACTAGATGATGAAGGTATTGATTACAGTATCGAAACATTAGGTACACTAAAGAATGGTAAGTTATTCTTCTCATCACTTGAAATAGCAGATGATGCAGAACGATTGATCAACGGAGATAACTTCCTATTCTATCTTAACTTGCTTCAGTCACATGATGGTTCATATGCTATGACTATGTTTGATTCAAACACAAGAGTAGTGTGTGCTAACACATTCAAATATGCACTTGGAGATCAAGGTGACTTAGCAATCAAGATCAAGAAAACATCTAATGCAGATCTAAGACTTGATGAAGCAGGACGTACCATCGCTAACATATACAAAGGCAGAGATCAATTTGTATACATGATGAAAAAGTTCGCTGAAGTAGAATGTGATACAAAAAAAGCAGAAGCACTTATATCTGCATACAAAGGTATCAAAGTAGATCCTAATACAATCATATCTACTAGAGCATTCAATCAAATCGTTGATGTTACATACCTACATAAACATGGCGTAGGTAACAAAGGTGAAACACTCTATGACTTATTCAATGCAGTCACTGAGTATTACACAAGCGGTGATGGTTCAGGTCATGACAATGGTACAGCAGACAAGTCATGGAAGAAATACACATCAAGTGAATTCGGAGCTGGTGCAGATGCTAAAGCAGGTTTCGCATCATGGCTAAGTAAAGTACTAGATGACAATACATTACATGCAGAAGCAGAAAGAGGTAAGCAACTTCTTGCTACTAAAGTTGATGTACTGCCAGCAACATATTCAAACCCAAAAGCAGTTATTAATACAATAAACGGATTGGGTTAATGGATCAAGCACTAATGGCATGGACCATTACATGGTTCATTATAGTAATAATCGCATTCATAGTCGTAAAATAAAAACCAAAGGGGGGAGGAAACTCCCCCCACATTTCATAAAATGTTAGTTAACATATCACCAAAAGAAGCATACGAAGTAGTAAAAAACTACCATATAACAAAAGGTTGGAAACCATATGCAATCATGTTCCTATACCAAGCAGAATGGGAAAGCAATGATGGAAGACCTGTAGACCTAATAGACTCCCTAATATATTGGGATCATTACGAATCATTAGATGAACTAAGAGAAGACCACCCAGATGATTGGTTTGAAAAAATAGACGAAGGGTATTCATTTACTAACCTTCTAAGATCTGATCACAAAGGATACATAAAAGAATACTTAATAAGAAACTAATGAGACTTCTTACTGTAAACAATCAAAAGATAAACAAAAGTAAAGAGTATGGGTGGATGACCTTTGGTCTCCACCTTGCACCCTATACCTTGTCTGGTAGAAACGTATGCCCTTATGCAAGCAAAGGATGTGCTGAAGCATGTCTCAACACAGCAGGTAGAGGGCATATGAATTCAGTACAAGAAGCAAGAATACGTAAAACTAAAATGTTTTATGAAGGAAAAGCTAACTTCTTACACTTCTTAAACAAAGACATCTATGCAGGTAAACGTGCAGCAGAAAGAGCTAACATGAAACCATGCTTCAGACTCAACTTAACCAGTGATATATCATGGGAGAAGTATGGGATAATACAAAGCAATCCTGATGTACAGTTCTACGACTACACTAAAAACATCAAAAGAATTGATAAGTTCTTAAACAAAAAGCTACCAAAGAACTATCACCTAACTTATTCAAGATCAGAAGACACAGACATTGATACAATCAGAAACATAATCAAACATAAAGGTAATGTTGCTGTATGCTTCAATGATAATAGTAACCTATCTAAATGGGAAGGTATGAAAGTAACAAATGGCGACACACATGACCTAAGATTCATAGATCCTCATAGCCATATCATATCACTCAAAGCAAAAGGTAAAGCCACAAAAGATCAAACAGGCTTCACCATAAATCTATAACACTAAGTACCAGTTGTAACATACTGGTACTTTTTTACAAAAAAGAGCGAACCTTAAAGTCAGACATCAGAGAGATTTTTGTCAGACTTCAGAGAGACTTGCACCCTGTACCCTGACTCATGAATAGGGAGATAGTTTTTAGTAAGCACAGATCTGTGGAAAAAGGGGGTGCACGGACTAGAAAATAATTGAATAAAAGGGTAGGTAAGTTTTTTATTTTTAGTGCACCCCTTTTTAAATGGGGGTAGGAGTTAAGAGTTTCGTCACCCCCCATTATAAAATTAGGGAGATAGTTTTTAGTGAGCATGGGTCATGGAAAAAAGGTGTGCACTAATTGAAAATAATTGAAGAAAATATCTTGACTCAATATTCAATCGATGCTATAATGAATTCCGTTACTTGAACAGTAATAAACACAGCTCCCTCAGATAGTTTCTTTGTTCATTTTTCCATATTGACTATCTGAGGGGGCATTAACTCTAAATAAAATATAAATATGCAAATTCAAATGGGGAGAGTATCCCGAACAGATAGATATTGTAGCAGTCCTAGTCAGGATCATAAATGGGAAACCATTGCTAGTGGAAATAAGTCAGAGGCTATTGAACAGTTCCTTGATTTTCTAAACGATAGGAGTTCTGATGATGACTTCAGTATAGACAACTGGTGGTTCAGAACTAAAGCAGATAAGGAGGTATCAGCATGAACGTATCAGAAACCCTATGTGATTTAAATGACATCAAGGAGTTCTTAGAGCTACGTAAGTTGATGGATGAACCAAAGGATAATAACGGATCTGGTTTTACTATCGGAGATGTTATAGATGATTTGATTTATAAAGTAGAAGAAGCATCCCAATGGGAAGATTATATTAAGGAGGTATCATAATGGCTACAGATTTAAACAAAGCAATACACAGAGCTGTAGAATTAAATGGTGAATCTTATATTGTTTCATTGGAGCCGAACCCACCAAGGGTGACGCTCCGAAAGAAACGCCATAAGAACTTAGCCAGTGAAACCGCCCTTGCAGATTTACTGGAGGCAGATGAAAGAGAAACTCAGATGACTCAAAGGGATTGGGATTCAATCGGTGATTACAAACCATCTGATATAGATTACATTCATCCGAGTGATCTAAAGATGTGGGCGAAGTACAGCTATCCAAAGTTTAACGACGCATGGAATGAGTACCAGTCCGTTGTGAGAAAGAAACAACTAGCCGATATCCTGTGGCATACAGACGGCTCGATAGAAATAGCAATTAGACCAGAATGATATACGCAATTTTAATCATAGGAGTGTATGTTGGTATCGTTCTCATCTGTCTGCGACTGCTACAGAAGTTGCATGAACAGGCAGATGAGATACGTATACACAACGAACGTATCATAGAATACAAAAGAAGAATCAATGCACTATCAGAAAGAATGGAGGAACTAAACGATGCCGAGCAATCACATATCAAATGAACCCTACCATGAATGGTTGAGGGATGTTATTAGTAGCAAACCAAAACTGTTTACGCATGACTTCAACATCTCATTCTCCGTTGACTCCCTGCACCTTGATCCTTGGCTCATTGACGATGAAGTATTGGTAGCTTACCTGTACAAAAGAATCAAGGAAGCTAGAGAGACAGGATGTTTTAAAGAAGCACTAGAACACACAGAGACAATAGAACCTGAGACAGATATAAGTTTATGAACACGATATATAAAGTAACAACTAACGAAATGGGTGGGTGTGACTACCCAACAGAAGGCACACGAACTATATGGTATAAGAATAAATACGAAGCGACTCGCCACGTAGATAAGTTCAATAGCAAGTTTATAAAGCTAAAGAAACGAGAACGTAAGTTCCATTCAACTACAGAAAGCTTTGGGGTAGAGGCTCCCGAACTTCTTAGAGCTTTACGTCTAAAGTTCCTTGAGGAATATGGGTGTTTACCTGACGGAGAAGCGGAGTGTGAAGTCCATCACTATTTAAGTACACAAGAATCTGTAGTGAATCTTTTAAACAAATTCACATCATGACAATACTAGCAGGAATAGTTATCTGGTTTGCGTTGATCTACCTTGTACTAAAGTTCTTTGCTGTCTCCTCTGAGATAGATAAAGATTAACCATGAACCCTGACTCCTGTACTCTGGGCTAGGAATAAAGCTAGAGGAGAACTCTAGATGAGGCGTTATTTTTTGCATAGTTGTTCAATGCGTCTTTGATGAACACCTAGTTCAGACTACAGGGGTCAGGGTATTTTCTGTCTTGCTTTTATATCATTTTAGAAATATTGTTAAAGACCATGAACATTTTGAGAATATACTTTGAAGAGTTTGAAATCCTTATGTCCATGCAAACAAAGAACCACAGAGTAATGCCAGAGACATTTAAAGTTTATCCTGTATTTAGGGATGAGACTGGAGCTAACCCTAAAGTTGGGGAGGAAATCTTTATGCCTTTGGGAGCTGCCAAGGCAATTCTGCCGAAGCAATATTTCCATGAGTGTTAAACGCTACATACAAACGGATGCAGATAGTAGATATGATTGGATTGCGATGTTGGAGAAACAAAACTCATACGAGATTGTTGCAAGCATCAAAGATTCAAGAGTCCTTCTGTATAGAAACAAAGACGAACAAAAGAGCATAGATACTTTCAAGTATCTCGCCCATAAGCATGGGGCGTTATCAGCTACTATTCCTTTCAGAAGTTTTGCGATGGCTTAATCTTCTCTGTTGTGATAGTAGAATCTAGGTAAGTTTTTAAAGTAAGCATCAAGCAAGCGTTCCCTTCTGAGGAACTCTTTGTTCTCGGTAAGTCTGTACTTATCTCTTAGTTTCTTTTTCAAACCTTTGTGAGTTTCTCTTGGGGTTTCTGTTTTGCCCTGTAATAAAAACCCATATCTTCTTTTTCCAAACTGTGATCCATATACTATTTTTTTAACATCTTGATCTGATAGTCCACCAAGAGTCGCTAAGTTTTTGAGTGTATGGGCTACCTCTTTATCTAGCCTGACCCTATGATCTATCTCATCGATCACGAGAGCTTTCATTTCAGCATCAGTGATTGGGTTATCGCTCAGAACTTTGTTTTTCCTTAACGATATGTTCTGTGTTTCTCTTCTTACATCAAATAGATATCTCCTCATGTTGTTTGAGATATCTACTGTGTATGGTTTAGCAGGATAAAATTCTTTTGCTATACGCTCAAAGATTTCTTCGACAGGGTTTGTGCCGATCATCTTAGCGACTTCCCGACCAGCTTTTATTGTCCTTGGTTCCAAAGCTTCTTTAAGTAGGAATGAAGCCCCTTTGATAAATACATCTTCAGCTTCGTCTCTCTCCTCCCATATCTTTTTATTTGTTTGAGGATCTCTGTTTGCTTTTAAACTTAACAATCCCCCTGCAAAGATTTGGTCATCTAAGTATTCGTTAAATATCAAACCTTCTATAAAACTCATTGCCATAGATGCTGGGCTTTCCCCTCTGAATCCTTTCTCAACTGAACGTAGTACAGGATCAGCTAACATAGCGTATGGGTTTACGTATGTTAGATCCAAAGTTTTTAACTCACCATCTTCTCTGTACATTATGAAAGTATGCCCCCTCAAGTACTCGACTAAAGTTCTTCTAAGGGCAGCTTCTTCTTCATCATCTACATCAGTTATCATACGAGCTATCAACGGACCAACTGCGGATAGACCAACTGTTGTTCCGAGGAAACCTGAAAGCCTCAAAGCACCCCTCCTTTTTATAGTGGGGCTTTGATCCTTCATCTCTTCTACAGCGAGGCGTATTGTATTTATAGATATCCTGACTATCTCTCCCTTGAATCGAATGAACGGAGCGAACATAACTCCAAGAGAGGACTTAGTCCATCCTCTTACTAAAGGTGAAGATCTACTATATGATTGAGCAGTCCTTAAAACTTTATCAGCAGCTTCCCTTTTGATTTCATAATCTGTCATTGTAGCATACTTACCTTCGCCTCTCTCCTTTGCTTTATTTAAAACAGACAATTCATTTTCGTAGTAAGATATCTTGTAGAAAGTATCAACAACAGCAGATAGTTCTTTAAGAGAAGTATATAGTTTGTTAAGTGGTGATCCTATTTTCTTTAGGTCACTTTCTTTTGTATTCTCATCAGTTAATTCATCTATCTGTTTTGTTTTCCTGTATACCTCATCCATCAATTCGTTTGGAGTAGTCTCTCCTCTGAATATTTCATCAAGCATTTTAGGTCTTATCTCGTCACCAATAATATCTAAAGCATCTAGTTCAGCATAATACTCATCTAATTTAATTTGGCTGGCTTTGAACCTTTCACCTGAGTATATACCCCTATGACGTAAGAGTTCTTTACCCATATTCTTTGTGTACCTTATAGGTGCTATCATTCCTTGAGACAAACCAAAGTAAAGTACGTTACCAAAAATGTTTCTTAGATAGAATCCTATAGAACCTAAAGTCTTAGTTGCCATTGAAAGACCTGTCAGATTAAAAGCCATCCTATTTAATTGAGTGGCGACAATCTCAGATTCATTTAAAGCTACCTTAGTACTGTCACCTAAAAGTTTTAAAGCTTCATTCAGATCTCTAGTGGCATAGTACTTCTTACCTGTAGTCACGTTTACCCAAGGGTCGAAGCGAGCATCCCCGTCTGCAAAGATTTGTTCCCAGCGGTTTACCTGCTGCCCATTGACGATTACAAACTTCTCGTCATCTGGTAGGTTTAGAAGAACATCCTCTTCAATTATCCATCCATTCTTTTCTTTCAAGCCAAAGTCTAATACGTTTTTTAAGTAGGCTTGGTGAGATGCCATAATACCAACGTGCATATATGTACGCATGATTGCATCATAACCAGTGGCATCACCTTCTTCACCCATCAAAGCCCTCAACTGTTGTGGGATATCTTTCCTTTGTAACAGACGCTCTTTTAATATATGTGCAAAGCCCATACGCCTAGCAAGATCTTCCCCTTCTACTAGTTTCAATCCTCTGTTCTTTGTAAACAAGTTATCCTTGTTTGAGAAAGAGTTTAAGAAAGAAGCCATCATATTGTGTATGAGTGGTGGTTGATCAGAAGGAGACTTAGTTCGGTCTGCTACCAATTCTTTTTCAGCTATTTTTCTTGCGTCTTCTATTCTAGTAACAAGATTACCTTCAGCATCTGTTTCTTTATTTAAAATAATTTGCGTAGCTCTGTGGGTTTTATATTCTTCCGCAAAGAATGCAGCAGCTTCATTACGTACTTCAGTGTACTTACTATCGTACATTACTTGATCAGCAAAACCTGCATCTGAAAATAACTTATATGATCTTGTCAGATACACTTCTAGATTTGCATCAATGGTAGCATTTAATTGTTTTTTAATTTCTGGATCGTTAGGGAATAACTCCCCTATCTTTTTAGAGAACTCATCTGTCTTCCCACGAAGAGCAAGTAGATGCCTAACTATTTCAGATTTAGGGTTTCCGTTTTCATCATAACCACCGAGTTGTTCGATAGCATATTCTCTTCTCTGTTCAAGCAAGGCTCTTTTATTTTGATAAGCCCTATTAAAAGCTGTAGATTTCTGACTATCTAAATCCTTAATATCCTCTGTTAATCTTTTTATATTAGCCTGTAGCTCTTTGTTGTCTGGTTCTTGAACCCTCTGCTCATTAAGAGCTGCCAAGACTTGAGTCATTCTTTTCAATTTAGTATCGAAAAATTTATTAAGGAAGTCAGTAGTCTTTGGATCAAGTCTTAAAACTTCAGCGTCTCCTGTTATACTTCTAAATAAATCTACAGGAGCATCCCCATCTGGATATAACTTAGCAACTAGTTTGTCTAGTCTATCTTTGTAATTTTGTATTTCATTAAATACAGCATTACGAAGAGCGACTGATTGCTGGTGTAGCCTTTGCAATCTTGGGTCTGGTGACCCGACTAACGCATTCATCCAAGACATTATGCCTTTGTAAGCACCACGATACTTACCTGTTTTCATAACAGGTATTGTTAACATACCTGTTAGGTTACCATGCTTGAATATTCTATTTGTACTAACTTCTGTTGTAGTATTACCCTCTGTCTGAGATTCGGTGACTTCAATTATAGTACCAACTTCTGGGGCTATATCAGCATCTGCTTCTGAAGTTTCGGTGTGTCCTGTAAAAGCTTTCACTACCCTTAAAGGATTGTCTGGATCAAACATAGGTATAGGCTCTACTTGATAACCAGCTTTCATATCGTTGTAAGCTTGGACAACCCTGTTAACTGCCATTGACATATAAGGGTTTTCTGAATCTCTTCTCAGAGCAAAAGTTATTCTGTTTACAAATCCTTTTAAGTATCTAAGAATTGCTGCAAAGATATTAGGGTTCTCTAAATAGAATGCTCTGTCTTGCTCTGTAGTAAATCCTTTTAAGGCACGTTGTGCGTACATACGCAATGCCTCTTTACCCAATGTTCTTTGTTCATTAGCTACTACATCTGGATCTTCACTTGTGAGCCTTGCTCTTGCAGCTTGCTTATCTGCTTCCGTTAGGTAGTAGTTATCTATGACACGATTAACTTCTGACTGAGGCATCTCCCCATACAAAGCAGAGATCTCTTCTGTAGTGAAGTCAGCGAAAGTGGCTGCGTGTATTATCTCTTCTATCATTACAGAAGATGTTAATGCTTTTGCATTTCTATTTGATAAGCCATCAATTAAATTACCTAGTTCGCTAGGTTCTATCTGAACAAAACTTCCGCTCTCAGATGTAACAAAACTAAAAGGTTTTATTTCTTGTCCTGACTCTTGAGCTGCTTTCCTTTGTTCATCAGATACTAGTCTGACATCAACACCAAATAGCTGTCCTATTAAACTAAGATCTGCCAAGAGGTTTTGTAGTTTTAATAAGTCTTCCTGACTAATATCATCCAAGGATTCAAAAGCTTTTTCAGGTGACAAGCTTCTTATTTGGGATTCAGTAGTCTCATCATTAATATCGTTAAGTTTTAAACTTAACTCATGTTGATCTTTGGCAGCTTTTACAGCTTCTATTTCCGTTCTTAAACCTTCAGCAACACCCTGAGTATCCCCTTTCTTTAGCTCGTCATTAAACTCAACCTGACGATCAAGAGAATCTAATAGCTTATTGATGTCTTTGTATTTAACTTTTCTTGTGATGACATTACCATTCGACCAATCGGGTATATAACTATATGAAAGTTCTACATCTTTTTCTTGTTTTGTTTTAGGAACAAATTCACCTGTTTTCCCTACTCTTACATAACCATTATTTTCTACATAATCTGCAAGTGCTACTTCACCTTTACGAAGATAATTTCTATATCTTTTATTCGTGATATGTGATAACTCATCCATGATGATGGTAGCTCCTGCTTCCATCGCATCATCTATAAGTTTGTACTTACCATCCAATTCACCATCTTTTACTGGTATGATTGCATCTTTCCGTAGGCCATTAGACGCTACAAAGACAACATCAGAAGACTTGTAGTTACCTGTATTAGCACGCCCTCTAATCTCATACATTCTACGATAGTTATCGGTTGAAGAACCCACTGCACCATCACCAATAAACTGAGTAGCTTTCCTTGTTTTAACTTGTTCTTTAGGGACGTGATGTTTAGCACTTACATTAGAGAAGGTTACTATATCTTTTGTTGTAGCTCTCTGTAGTATTTTATTTTCATATATCTCTACTAAAGGACGAAGGCTCTGGGCTTCTTGTTCATTAGCTTGTGCTACAGCTATATCAGTTGGTGCATCAATATTATCTAATTCTTCAAGTCGAGCTTTAGCTTCAGGGAAACTTAATTTTTTTGTTATTCTTTCACTAAGACCAATTTCTGGTGAGAAAAAAGTGTACGAATAAGTTATAGGTTGTCCTATCTCTGGCTCAAATATAGATTGGTCATACTCATTTATAGCTTGTTGTAATCCTTCAATGTGTCCTAGCTTTTGTATCTTCTCTCTTGTTAAATCATTATCATTGTAGAAACCTCCATAGAACTCAAGAGTATGATCAATTTGTGCAACATCTTTACGTAGTTGTTCAAGCACCTTACTCGCTTCTTCTATTTGAATATTTTGAATATCAGAAGTTATTTCTTTAGTACCATCTACACTTGTATACGTATATTTATATCTTAGTGTACTATCTACAGGCTTAGAGGGGGTGGTTGTTTCTTGCTCTAAAGAAAAGTCTGAACCCCTTCCCCTAACTTCAGCGACTGCTTTTTCTAAAGAAGCAATACGTGCTTTAGAATCTTCTAAGTAATTTCTATCTATAAAAATATCAGAACCAAAGTTAGAACCTGAGTCATAAGCTTCTGTATCTGATGCAAGTTTTTCTTTTAACTCTTTAATTTTTGCATCAGCCTCATTTAACTTAACAGAATCTGTACTTTCTGTAGTGTTAGTCTCTGGATCGTTTTCTCCCCAAGTATATCTTATATTAATATTTAAAGGTTTAGAAGCTTCAGTTGTTTCTTGTTCTAAAGCAAACCCTCTTACTTCAACTACATAGTCTCTCAGTATTTGGGCATGGTTTAAATCACCCTCTTGGTGATACAAAAGTTTTTGTCCATCTAACTTACCTTGATTGATTTGATCAAGTACCCATTGCCTACGCTCTTGCTTAACCTGATTAATTTTATAACTTCCACCGCCCTTCAATTTTACCGTGAAATCAACACCCCTTAACCACATTCCGTAGAACCTTAAAGTCTCGCCTAAATTTCCTGTCTTTATGGTATCACGAGTTTTAGCTTGCGGAAGATCGCTAAATGGATTTCCAAAGTGTTGTTCACCTTCTTGCCTGAGTGTGTTAATGCCTTCTCCTTTTGCTGCTGCTGCTCTAACTGCTGCTGGCCCTTTTTTATAAACAACCTCTGGTGATTTTTGTTGGTTATCTGGCGTAGTATCTCCTACATACTTCAAGGTGTAGGGGTCACGTAGTTTTTTCTCAACTAAGATATCATGGATAGCTCTTGCTTGTGAGTTAACATTTATACCAAAGTTGTTCGCACTCGTAGGTTTTTGTGCAAACTTATCAGTAAGTATTTTACCTGAACTAGCTTCTCCAATGACTCCTAATTGTTCTTCATTATTATCAAAGTATATTTTCCATAACCCTTTATATACTTCGTAGTACCTAAATTTATCGCTCTCTGCTTTTTGACCTTTGCCTGTTCCTTTAGCAGCTTTGTAAAGATCTTCTATTGTTGCAATTCCTTTATTAGCTTTACCATCTTTTTGTAGGAATCCTAATTTTCTTGATATGGGTATGCCTAAACTTTTTAAAAGTTCTATCGCTTGTTTATATTTTATAGTTGCATTCTTAGGGGAGAATGTTTTACCAACAGAGGTTCCTGCTAATGAAACCTCAAAGGTATCTCCTTGTCCTTCAGGAACTTCTTTAGCATACCCCACTTGTTTTAAAACTGGTTTAGTTTTAAGTGGAATAGTTTCTAGATAGGCATCTATACTTTGTCTTATTGCCCTTATTTGGGACTCTAAAATCTCTACACTGTCATCTCTTACAGAAGGATCAAAATTCTTTATCTGTTCTTCTAATTCTTTTATACGACTGTTAGCATCAACTAGTCGGACAGAACGTGTTGAAAGCTCATTATCGTAGTTTCTATAGCTATATGTTATATATACATCACTAGCTCTGAGTGGTTCCTTTGTATCTTCTTTAGACTCTACCTTCTTTTCGTTCTTAACTGCGAATTCCTTTTTAAATCTATCATAGTTGCTCCTCGCCTCTTGGTCGTACGCAATGTTTTCAATTAAACCTCCCTCATCCACTTGTTCTGAGCGTTTATCTTTAATTAATTTATAAAACCCTTCTTCAAACACCATATTAGGTGGTATATAACCTGCGTCTAAAAACATTTCAGCCATCTGCTCTCCCGTCCAACCACTCAAACCGCCTTCAGTCCTCTGGGCTACTAAGAATTCTTTATCTGGATTAGCACGAGCTGTCTCATATAGCTTACTAATATTTTCAGTTATCTGTGTTTCCGATAATGATCTTTTAGCTGTTGGTGTTTTCTTAGTTGGGAGCGCATAAGAAGTACCCTCCGTCCCCTCCTGAAGTCCTTCAGCTTGTCCCTTTACATTCCACTTACCTTTTGTACCATCTTCCTGCTTATTATAATTACTGTCTGATCTAAGTTTCCTAAATTCATCTACACTTTTCCCCTTACCGAAAGTTGCAAACCCTGCTGCCCCCGCTCCGTGAAACCCTTGTAGGTTGGAACCAAATACAAACACTTGATTTTCGTCTAATGAGGTTATTTCACCCTTGTATGTTTTTGAACGGGGTTCAGTTGTTGGGTCATATTCCTGATAGCCATATTGTACATACCGCCCTCTCTTTTTAACTATTTCGTTATAGGCTTCTATAATTATAGCATCCGTATTTTGAGCAAGTACTTCATCTCTTGTTTCAGGATCGTAAGCTCCTTGATCCTCAAACCTATTTATAATCTTTTCAATTTCGGCTGCCATCGCACGTAGCTCTTCCTCCGTAAAATCCATTACACCTTGGTTATCCAATATGGGAGATTCTATTAGTTTCCTAAAACCTTGTTCACCACCGTATCGATCAAAGTCTGGATCTCCAAGCGTTAGTATTTCGTCCCCTTTGTCATATTCAGGCATCTTCCAGTTTAATTGTTCATCATCAGTTTCTGGTAAGCCTTCATTAATTTTACTAAGAGCAGACTTTATATGTTGCTTGTTTATTTCAGGAGGATCTTCCTCATACAGAGTAGGTATGCCTAAATGATACCCGATTGTTTCTCTTAGCTCCCTATAATTTATATCCAAAACCTCATCAAGTTCTCCTCTTATATCTCCTATCGATTCATTAAGCTCTTCCGATGCCTTTCTTAAAAGTGGACTATAAAAATAATTACTTACGACCTCTTCGGGAATCGCTTCATTAAACCAGTTAGATCCTTTAAAACCAAGATTTAAAAGAGGATACCATGTACCAGCTTTATTTTCATTACCTGACCTTCCTGATGCGAGATAAAAAGTAACTATGACTCCGTTTACCTTTTTGAAAACAATAGCCCGTCCAGTTAATTCAAATATAACTGATTGATTCGGACCAGAACCTTTAAACAAAAGAGAGTCTTCACTAACTTCATCAAAGCCATCTTCATTTCTAACAGCAGATAATATATCATTCATTTCCTCACCGCTTGGGAAATAAGTATCTTCTAGTATAGGCTCTCCTTCTGTATCAAACTTCTCTGTCGGGGTTTTAGCTTCGGCTTTTGGTATATTTAATTCATTAGCTTTTTGTTGAGCTTCCTCTTCAAGTTCCAACCCATAGTTTTCAGCAATGCTCTGCTTATCAAGGTTATCCATGTCCTCTATGAGCTGTTCATTTTGGGCATCTAAATCTGCTCCTTCTGGAGCTGTTGGCATATCAGCAGTATCTTTACGTTTCTGTAAAGAACCCCAATCAATACCAAGAGCTTTTGCTGCTTCTATGTTAGCTTCCTTTTCATAATCAATAGCTATTTCATTAGTCAGATCAGGGTTATCATTTTCATCTTTTGGATAATTTACATTATGCCCTAATTTGATATGAGCTTTCTCATGTTCTTTGATAAACTCAATATATCTTTCAACAGAACCTAAAGCTTCTTTGAATTTTGCTAAGTCAACCTCTTCAAAAACTTTTTTCTTTTGTTCCGAAGTAGGACTATCTATCTTTCCAGATAAATAAGGGAGGGGTTCTTTCGCATTAAAATCATTTGCTATATTGGTTGTATATAAAACAATTTCCGCTTCTGCTTCTGTCGTAGGCTCCCCATCAATAGACTCAGTAGTTTTAGTTGATACTGCTGGAGTACTTCCTAACTTTCCTGAAGTATCTTTAGTGTTCTCAGTTATTTTTATTTTTGTATCTTCTGCTGCTTTTTTTCTTCTAGCTATTTCTTCAGTCGCAGCTATAGCTTGACCTATAAAAGTTTCATACTCAGTTCCCGTAACTTTAGAAGCAGGAGTTCTCAACTGCGCTAATGTTATCTCCTCCATGACCTTCGCAGTTAAGGGAGAATTATTATCTTTTAAAAATTTTATGAGCTGTTGTTCTTCGTCTTGGCGTACCATTTCCAACTGACCTTTTGAAAAAGCCCCTTGTTTTTCTGCAATAGAACGTACACCAGCAGCACCTTGTCCGATGATACCACCAACTAAACCTGCGTACATAGCACCAGTTACCCTATCAATCATAGGGGTATCTTCATTTAGAGCAGCGTCTACAATGAATGAATTTACAAACTCATCTACACCTTCCTCGAAAAATTCTTGTGTACCACTTTGAAGGAATCTCCTATACAAACCAGTAAATCTTTGGGGTACAACTTCCTTAATCCTTTTTGATAAGTACTCCCTCATTAAGTTTCCATATTGAGACTGAGCAATCTTAGTTCTCAGCATCCTTTCCAAAAGGGACTTATGTTGCTTGGCAGTAATACCTCTAAGGAAAACATCTTCAAAACCACCTGCCCCTACACTACTGAAACCTGCTGTAATAAGACCTGTTGCAGTTCCTGCCATCATCGCTGCTCCAAAAGCGGCATCATGTTTTTCCTCATGTGTACCTTCCAAATTGCCATACACTGTAGCATAAGTAGCACCAGCCGACCTATTAGCAGCCGTTACAAATAGAGCAGATGTCTGAACACCACTTACTAAATAAGAAGATGCTTGTCTTTTAATAGTCTCTTTACCTTTCTTCTTTGTAACAGTTCTAGTTAGTGATCTATTGAAACCATCAATAGCTTTTTGTACGTCGGCTGCATTACTACCCTTTGTAAAAATACCAGCGTCGGTAAGTCTCTTAGCTGCTTGCTCCGTAGTTTCTCCAAACCTTTTCTTTAATACACTACCAGTTACGGTTTTAATAGCTCCTTTGGCTGTTAAGTTTACACCCTGTTTACCTGTTATATAAAGTGCGCCACCAAATCCAAATGTACCCGAACTAAGTAAAACAGTAGCTGTTATGTCAGTAACCATAGGTGCAATCGCAGTAGATACATCCATACCTAAACCAAACTTGTCGCCAAATATTTCAGCTACAGCTCTACGGTTTTGTCTGTCCTCGTCCTGTTCAACCAAAGCATCAATAGCAGCTTGGTTTTCAAACAAAGCAGGTATTACAAACGCTAGACCAGTGAACGAATCAGCAATAGAATCACCGATTGCACCTAAACGATTTTTAGCCCCACTATAATTTTTAGGGTCGGCTATAAATCTTTCTAGTATTTGACCATTAGATAAACCTTTTTGTTTACCATCTATCTTTGCAGTACCCCATTTCTTCTCCACTGTAGAATCTCTAAATAATTCATCGTATTGAGGGAACTGTCTTGTGAAAAAATCTTTTCTGTAGTTTCTTAAAGAAGTCTTTTGATTTGTATTTAAATCCGTACGGAGTTCCAAAGCTGCATCAAACTTACCTCTATCAAAAATCAACTCTGAGTGTGCTATGACTGCACCATTCTTTGTTACTTTGATGTTCTCTCCTAACTTGTTTACATCACTTATAAAATCTACTTCCCCTTTTTGGTAGGCTTCAAAAGAAGCTACCTGCTCCAGAGCATCCATGATATCTGAATCCTGAAACCTGTTCCTTGAAACATTCTCCCCTATATCCCTGCTGCTTGAATAACCTTTAGCTAACAGAGTTCGGGCTTTAGTAATCAGGGCAGAGGGATCAGTTTCTTCTTTGTTATTGATGAAGTAATCTTTAGCATCTTTAAGTACTTCATTATAGAGTTCCTTATCTTCCGCTTGGGAAGCAGCAGAAAACTCTGATCTTACTTGATTATCTCTTATTGCTTTAAAAGAATTAACACCAGAGTAAATGTCTTTCATACCCCTAGCTACTTGCCACATATCACTATGTCGTATAGCTCCTCTACTCAAAGCACTAGCAACTGCTTTCTTACTATCTAAAATATTTGAATCACCTATAAGTTCATAACTTATAGATCCGTCTGCACCTTTTCTTCTTAATGAAGCAAGACTTAGTCTACCATGTTCAACTAAGTGTTGTTTCGCTTCATTAACTTCTGCTGAGAAGTCTTCTCTTTTAGCTCCATTTTCTAATGCGTTGTAATAATTATCTTTTGCTTCTTGTCCAAAGGCTTCAAACAAAAGGTTAGCATCAGTATCTACAGTTCCAGAATCTAATGCTGGTCTATACTCTGGATCTATCTGAGCTATCTCATTATTAATAAGTCCACTAATAGCTGCTTCAGCATCACTATCTAAAGCCCCACGTTCAAATTCAAACTCTCTTAGATAATTACCATAACCAATAAGCTTATCCTTATCGTCGGTTATGTTAGATCCAATAGAGTCCCCCCATTTATAAAAAGGTAAGGGATTAGTATATGCGTCATCACCTGACGAATCAGTTATAAGTTCTCCTGTCACAGCAGTTCGGGTTATGTTATATAGGTTATTCTGTTGGTCTTCTCATATAAGAGCCATATTGAGCTTGTTTTTGAGCTACTCTATCTACCGCAGCTCCTTCTAATTTTAATTTAGCGGAGGCAGCCGATATTAAATTTAATAATTGTTGATAAGTTTTTACGTCTTCTAGTTTACGGATATCATCACCGAGAAGATTTGCGAAGTCCTCATCTGTAATACCTGTCTTAACTATAAGTTGAATCAACTCAGTTAAATCTTCATCATCTACTGTTTCAAATTCGTCTACAGTTCTTAATAAACTAGCTGCTCTTGATGCAAATTCTTCCAAAGCTTCTAGCTGTTTATCACTTGTTATTCCTTGTAACTCATTTGCTTTCTTAATTCTAAGTAAAGCAAGTTGCTTTTCTTGTATTTGAGTAGGGGCTTTTAAACGGCTTGTTATTTCATTAAAACTATTTGGGTCAGCTCCCCTTAAATCAGGTATAAGCGCAGCAAATTCTTTAGCTTTCTTTAGATCTTCTTTCGATTTCTTAGTAGCTTCAGCTAACGTAAGTGCAGTATTATAAACTCTTTTACCTCCCTTAGTTTTGTCGCCCCTTAAAGTATTGATGACATCTGTATTGCCAGCAGCAACAGCTTGAGCAATCATATTAGACTCTTGAGCTTGGCGCATGGTTTTCTTTTTCTGCCTTGCTTCAAGTTTGTCTCCAACATTCTTAAAGGCTGTATCGTACAAAGTTGCTACTAAAGGATTGCCAAGGGCTTCAGGATTTTGGAAAAGAGATTGTTGTAGGTTATTAAGTTTAATTTTATTATTATCACCAGAGGACATTATCTGCTCTATCCTTTGAGATACAGGGACTTGTAAAGCATCAGCAGCCTGTGTTAAACGAGCTTTCCTTTGGGCTTCCCTTAGTTGCAAGAAACTTTTTTGCTCTTGCATATTCTGTAAACTTTGCTGCCTAAATTCAGGAGTAAACTTATCAAGAATAGCTGCTTGTTTGAACTGAGGTAACCCACTTGCACTATCAAAAAATTCTTGTCTTAGTGGGGATACTATATCAGCAGGATTAAAATCCCCCTGTATAGCCATCTTCTGCCCTGCCATTATAGCACGTTGAGCTGCATCCTCAGTATCCCTTGTAGCCTGTGTTGACATCCCCCGCTTGGTTTCATACACAGCTTCTTTGGCAGCTTCCATTTGAATAGCTGCTTTAGCAGCCCCCTCAAATTTTTCAGACTTTCTACGTAATCTACTAGATAAAGGAGTTATCTGCCTAACCCCTTGTGCTGATCGTGTGATGTATGCCATACTACTGGTTAGCTTTTAATTTCTTTAGTCTCTTTTTAATCTGTTCCGCTGTCGGGTTTGTAGAAGGCATTCTCGAATCATCTGGTTCTACTCCTGTAGTAACATTACTACCTGAATAATTAGCACCACCCGTTGCCGTATCCCTGAGTCTAGCTGTATCAATAGCTTGTTGTTTTGCGTCTCCTCTTGCGTCCATAAACTCATTAGCTTGAATCCGTCTATCTCTCTGTTGCCTTTCTGTATCCTCTCGCATTAATCTATCTGTAGTACCCTCTGTAGCAGGAGTACGTTGCATACTTAAAAACGGCTGGTTTGTTGTTCCATATGAAGGTGTACTTGGTGTTGGTAATGCTGTACTCCTACCTATTGTACTTAATGAGCCTTCACTTAAATTTTTTGAAGGTATATTGGGTTTAGCTATTTCGTTTTGTATTTGCTTTAGGCTGGGTGCTTTACCAGTAAAGTTTATGGGAATATCAGCAGCATCAGCATCAGGATTTACTGCCAATCCTGTATCAAAAGGTCGTATCTGTTTTTCTTGAGCTTCAGTTGGACCACCACTCATTAAGTCTAGCACTTGTTGTTGTCTACTTGCCATACGTCCTTTTACAGCATCTCTCGCATCTAACTCAGCAAGGGAATCTGCTGGTTTACTAAAATCAAAAGTACCTGTAGCTCCTTTATAACCACTACCTAACGCTCTCCTACCTGCTTTTGTTGTTGATGTACCAATTATCTTACCTGATTTATCTCTGATAACCCTACCTAAAAGCTCTCCTGAACCTGATTTGATTTCATTCGCCTGTCTTTTTTCTTCAGCTAGTCTAGCTCTTTCAGTTTGTTGGGCTAATATCTCAGGTCTAAGCGTAGCGAATCTTTGCTCCCCTGTTCGCCTACGTTCTAAAGCTTCTTTACCCATAGCTTCTTTCGCTGCTTTATCTCTTGCCATCATGTCCTCTCTTGAACGTAGATAGCCTAACCCAGAACCTGAACCACCAGAAGTACCACCTCCGCTTGGTGTAGCAGTTGAGGCTTCTTTAGTCCCTCTAGTCCGTGGTAGCTTTAATTGAGATCTTATTATATTGGGAATAGCTGATGACATTTCTTTAGCCTTTTCATCATCTGCTTCAATCTGAGCCTTTCTTTCTTCTGCTGATTGTTTTCTAAAATCTCTACTCCCCCTTTTAGGTGTTTCATTCCTTACTTCCATTGTTTGCAAAGGAACTTCAATTTCCCCTGACCTTCTCCCATCTGGACCTACTGCACCTTGTGAGGTAGGTACTATAGGATTTCCTTCATTATCTACCCCCATTGGAGCCTCTCTCGGATCAACGTCCATAAATCCTTTAGAAGCTGGTGCGCTTTCAGGAGCTGGTGCGCTTTCAGGAGCTGGTGCGCTTTCAGGTTGTTTTTTACTTTCAACTGTGTCTTTTATAAACTTTTTTATTGGGGTGGGTGTGCCTGAACCTAGCTTAACTGATTCGTTTATATACGGAACATCATCACTATTTATTAAATCCAAATTAGATTCTTGTACATTTCTACCCTCAGATATTAACAATTCTCTTTCTGGGTTCGACCTTCCAAATGAATCATCTCCTATATAATCAGGAGCAAACCCTAAAGCTTTATGCAACTGCCCTTCTTTTTTACCTGAAAATTCCCTAGTTATTGCTTGTTTTAAATTATGCCTATAATTTGCTAATTTAGTAGCATACTTATCCCCGTGATCATTATAGAAAGTACTACTAACTTTATTGATCAAATCTGAAGATCCTATTTGTCTTAGTTGTTTAGTAAGCAACGCAGTAAGATTTTCTTGTGTACTTCCTATAACTCCCGTAGTATCTCCAAGTTTAGAACCTTTACTTGGACTAGAAAAAGCCCGATGAAATTTGTCTGAAAATTCTTTAGCGAGTTTAGCTTTATCTTTAGCGGAAAGCTTATCGTAGTCTACAGTAGCCATATCCTATAAATTTACAGCTATTTCAGACAAAGGCAACCGCTCAAATCTAAGCAAGAGGTTGGTTTGTTAGCACATTTGTAAGCTGTTTCATAGACCTCCTGCGCCTTGATCCCTGTACCTTGTCTCCTAAATCAAGAGGCTCTACAGCTACAAGACCATGACGTTGTCTTGCGACATCAATACAGATAAAGGCAGCATCAGCTAAGTCAGGGGATTTTCCTAACCGATTCTTATAATCTGGCTTGGATTCAAGCTTCATTCTAAGGGTAGAACCTTTGACCATATCGTACTTACGACCTACAACTTCTTGAGCTAACTCATTAGTAATACCAAATAACTGTTTAGTTCTACAGAATTCCTTACCCACAAACCAAAGTTCAGTAACTCGATTGACATAAAGCTCATTACCTATCAGTTTACTATTAGTACTGACTCGCTTGTCAGATGCTTTTCCACCGAATGAAACACGAAGAATATCATCACCAAACTCAGCAGCAAGAATGTCAGCCAAAGGGCTACCAGCACCTGTGGAGTCGATTCCTAAATTGGCTGGGATTATCTTCCTCTTCTTGCACTCGTCCTTTATCTGCTGAACAATCTGGTAAGATCGGGGGACGGCTTTGTTGGTGGCATCGTCAGTAAGAGATATCGCTTCACCTAGCTGGCAAACAAATTGACCAGACTTATCATACCCAACATGACCAGTATAAAGTATTGTTCGGTCACCACCATTAGTAAAAGCAGGGTCACAGCCAGCAATAGGTGTGGGGGTTCCCTCCCATTCTATATTACCCATAGCTCCTGACTTAACTAACTCAGCGTCTGTGTAAACTCCATCGGTTTCGTCAGAGTCAAAAAATACTGCACGTACCATTCGATAGTAACCTCTACTCTCTTGACCCAGCAGTGCTTTGTCTTCTTCTATCTTTTCTTCTGTAGGTAACCAAGGGTAGACTGTTTCACCAGCAATTATGTTAGGAGATCTTTCTCCATCATATCTTTTGTAAAGACCACCCCATTTTGTTTTCCAAGTTTCGTCTATGTTAGGATCAATAGAATCCCAGCCTTGTGCTGGTTCACTCCACTCACCGAAAGCATCCCAACGAGAAGCAGGGTTTGATAAACCAACCAAACTAAATGATGGGTTCTTTGATAAGTTAGATAGACCTGCTTGTAGTATTGCTGTTGATAGTTCTGAAAGCTCGTCTGCAATCAAGATAACATTCTTTTGTTTGATACCGATAAACTTACCGACAGCTTCCCTAGTCTTACTACGTTCTGCTGCAATCAAACTCAAACCCGCTTTCTCTATCAGAGTTCCATTCTCATTTACGTAAGCGACGTTACCAATAGAATCTCTTATCTTAAATGGTGCGCCTTCTAACACTGTTAGTAAACTGATGACAGAACCCCATATTCTTTTTCTCGCCTCACGTAACGTAGTCGATGTTAGTAGAACAAGAGTATCTCTTGGTGCAGCTAACCAGTTCAGGATTCCCCATGCAGCCATAGTGTGTGACTTACCAGATGACGCAGCACCACCAATAGACACATACTTATTTTGTATAACAGCTTGTATCATACTCTCTGCCCAAGGATGCTTAATCATCAGAGGTTCAGGGAGTTCGTCATGATTCCATAGTTCATCACACAACCTCCAGAAGTAATACTCTCTTGCCTTATTACTTTTATGGTTAGCTAACCCATACAACAAACCTGTTATTGTGTTTGTTGCATCAATACTCATCCCACCTACATCCATCTTAGATGTCTTCTCATCTATCCGTGGTTCATATATTCGTAAGGTCTGCGTCATTTAATTTGAAAGCTATGTAAATATATAGTATATATTAAGTGCTTTGGCTTATAAATCTAAAAAATCTAAGCTGCTTAAACATGCTCTCGAAATGTACGAGCAGCAATATAAACTTGTTACTATTGCGAAGGAGTTAGGAATCAATGTATCTACTCTCCGTAGATGGTTAAGGGATGAGGGTGCAAAACCAAAAAAAGATCCTCATGCAAATAACCCATCTCTGAAAGAAGTAGAAGAAGTAAAAGAAAATAAAGATCCTTTACAAGCAACACTTGATGATAACCTAGAAGGTAAAACAGATGAGGCTATAAAAGAAGCTAAACTGGAAGCTCGTATAGATGAGGACAAGAAACTTATGGAGATTGCTCAATCACAATCATCTCCAGCAGAAAAGTATCAATCTTATGTAGCTGCCTCCGCTATAAAACTTCTGCGGGACAGTATGAAAAACCTTAGAGGACCACGTACAGTTAAAGAACTGTCTGAGCTAGATCAGTTAATACGTAGGAATTTAGGTTTGAATGCACGTACAGCAGGGGGTTCAGGCAAGTTGCAGATAGACATTAGTATTTTAAATAACGCAAAGGCAGACCGTGGTGATGGTGCTGTTAAAATAAACAAAGATAAAATAATAGATGTTGAGCCAGACGATGATAAATCCTGAAACAAAAGAAGACTTAGATAAACCTGTACTTCTATTTAGTGGTTTAGAAGATGCTTACATAGGCACGGTAGAACAGTATGGCAGACCACCTGTTGCTTGTTACTCAAAGCAAATGACAATAGATTTACTACAAAAAAATTATAACCTTACAAAGCAACAAGCTTATGAAAGGTATGAATATGAATACCTACAAACAAACTTTTGGGAGGGTACGCCATGTTTCTTAGACGATCTATCGGAGTAATGTTTGAAGACAGGAAGGTTGAAGAAAACCCCTGTGTCATGGTACGTAAAGAAATGGGTAAAGACTTTACCTATATTGTAGAACGTAGGTCTGGTACTTATTACAGAGTAATACCTAACTCAGCAAAAGAAGTATTTTATATACAGATGCTTGTCCCAAACGTAGATGCCTTAATTCCAGAAGAAGGAGATGGCGTAATACTTTCTGCTAAAGCTATAGAACATTGTGATTATAGGAGTTGATAACGGACTCAACGGTGGGTTAGTCGCCATATCAAAACAAACAGGAGCTGTCATTGATAAGACAGTGATGCCTACACTTCATCGTTGTAAGAAACGAGAAACCGATACTCGTAAAGTATATGAATGGGTGATGGCACTTGAATCAGATTTTATCTTTGCTATCGAAGAGCCATTGCACCATGCAAAGAGTTCACAAGCTGTTCGATCTATGGCAATATCATTTGGTAAATTATTAGGACTAGCTGAAAGTAGGCAGTGGGATGTACAATGCGTCAAAGTACGTAACTGGCAAAAGGCTATGTTAGGTCACTTGGCTCCACCGTATGATACAAAGAAAGCTGCATTAGGAGTGGCTAATATGTTAGCTCCTGAAGAATGTTGGTTAAAAAGTAAACGCTGTTCTAAACCTCACGATGGTATGGTAGACGCTTTTCTGATAGCTAGATACATACGGAAAGGTCACGCTTTAGTAGGGTATGATAAATTGTAAAAAGTTTTCCTTGCCTTCAATTCAAGTTCTTTTACTATGTCTTAAATGAAAAACCTATTCCCCGCTCAGTCCAAAGTGGCTGACTTCTTTGAAGAAAAACTAAGAGAAAATAAAAACACTCTAGATTCTAGCTCTGTTGGTACTGGAAAAACAGTAGTAGCAGCCCATTTAGCTTTACGTTTAGATCGTCCTGTAGCTGTCATGTGTCCTAAAGCAGTGATCCCTTCATGGGAAAGAGAGCTAAAGGAAGTGGGTATTGATCCTATATTCGTACTTAATTTTGAAAAGGTAAGGACTGGTAATACGCCACATATGTCTAAGAGGGGTAAAAAGATAATGAACTGGAAAGTCCCTAAGAACACTTTGTTTTTAGTAGATGAGATACATAAATGCAAAGGTCCATATACACAAAATGCACAGCTTATTATAAGCCTAGTTAAACAAGGGTTTCTAGTACATGGGATGTCAGCAACAGCGTGTGAAGATCCTACAGAGATGAGGTCTATCGGTTATATGTTAGGGCTACATAGCCTAGCTAAAACAGAAAATGGTTTATATAACTGGTTCAGTTGGATGAAAGCTAATGGGTGTTACCAAGATGAGTGGAATGGTTGGCACTTAGGAGCAAAGAGTAACCTCAAAAAGATACACGAAAAGATCTATGGTGTTATGGGGGCTAAGTTAACTGTAGCAGATTTCCCTGATTCATTCAGAAATAACAGGGTTTTCATAGAGCCTATGGAATTTGCTGATTCTAAGAAGATCATAAAGACTTATGAAAAGTTAGGGCTAACACCGCAAATAATAACAGAACTTATCGAAAATGGTTCTGTTGGAAATAGTGACCATGTGATCGTTAACATCCTACGTGCAAGACAACTAACAGAAGCTATGAAAGTTCCTGATTTAGTTGCATACGCACAAGACTTAGAAGAACAAGGTAACTCTGTGGTGTTGTTTGTTAACTTCAGAGACACTGTAGTAACACTATGTGATCAACTGGAATGCAAAGCTATAGAGGGGGGTCAGACAGTAGAAGAACGACAAGCAATCGTAGACGAATTTCAAAATGATGAATCAACTATTGTGGTTGCTAACATTGCAGCAGGGGGTACTGGACTATCATTACACGATTGTAATGGGGATAGACCAAGAGTTAGTTTGATATGTCCTTCTTTCAATGCTAAAGACTACCTCCAAACTTTAGGACGTATCCACCGTAATGGTGCAAAGTCTGACGCTATACAAAAAGTTTTAGTTACATCAGGGTCTATAGAAGAAAATGTTATAGACTCTATTGAAAGAAAAATAAATAACCTAACAGAGTTACATGGAGTCTAGTACCCCCGACCATAGCAGCAGAGGACACGCTCCTTTCTCGCCATCAAGTCTCAAGTACGTAGCAGGTTGTTCTGGTTACGAAGGACGATCAGGTACAAACGCTGCTGCTGAAAAAGGTACTCGTATCCACGAAGCCTTAGAAGTTCGTGATCCCTCTGCCCTGCACGATGAAGACGAAGTCATGATCTATGAAGCAATCGTCAAGCAAGAGGATGAGTATACCAAGAATTATGCTAAAGGGCAGGAGTACAAGGAAGAGAATGAGATCCTTCTAGATGTTGATCTTGACTCTACAAACACATGGGGAACTTGCGATAGACTACTTACATTTGGTAACAGAGCCATACTAGCAGATTACAAAACAGGAGTTAGTGAAATAGACCCACCTAGAAGTAACTGGCAAGCAAGGGCTTACACAGTAGGAGCTTTTCAAAAATATCCAGAGCTTGATGAAATCACTTTTGTGTTCTATATACCTGTACGCAATGAAGTACTGGAAGGAACATTTACACGAGAAGAATTGCCCTTATTGGTTAAGCAACTAGCCGATGTAATACGTAATGGGGAGAAAGTGCGCCCTCAATGGGATGGTGGTTTCCCAGAAGTAGACGCACTTTCTCCTTCGGTTAACTGCCGATTCTGTAAACATGAAGAGTACTGTCCCTCACTTGGTGGTTTAGCAGTTGAAATAGTACAACGTATATCGGGGGATAATTTGCCTAAAGAAAATATAGAAGATCCTACAGACCCTAACACAGTAGAGCATCTTTATATCGTAGCTAAAGTTGTAGAGAATTGGGCTAAGAGAATAAAAGAAAAAGCTGTTACTCTAGCTAAAGAGGGGGTGGAGTTTCAGAACTTGAAACTTAGATCTATGGGAGCAACTCGTAAGTGTACAGACAACATGAAGTTATTAGAAATAGCAAAAGAGTACGATTTGGAACAAGAAGATTTACTTAATTTGATTAATATCCCCCTTAAAAAAGTAGCTAATGCTGTGGGAGATAACGCCCCAAAAGGAGAAAAAGGAGAAAAATCAAGATCTTTTCTTGACGCTGTTGAAAACAATGGCATTATAGAAACATCAGAAGAAAGGTTTACCCTTTCTTGAAACTAGAATAAAAACAAGACCAAGACCAAAACTAAGACCATGCCCAAGACTAAATTAGTAGAAGCTAAAAAAGAAGAACTCGCAGCTCCAGTAGCTGCTCCAAGGCTTGCGATATCAGCAGAAGATATCGAAATTCCAAGACTCAATGTTATACAAGGATCTTCGGAAATCGATGGTGACGAAGGTGCTCTCGTCATCAATAGAACCCATACTATTATGCCTACAGGGGAAACACTCGCTGTTATTCCGATTACGGCAGTAAAAGGGTGGGCAGAAAACGTACCGTTCGGTTCAAACGAAGTAGCGAGAGTTGCTTACAGTACAGATGAGAAACAAGCAATAGCGGAAGATTCAGATCATGGATTGATTGAATTTGCCGATATTACGTTACTCATCCCCGAACCCGCATCTATATCAGAGGAAGTTGCTGATGCATTTCCTTTTCCAATAGGAGATACTTCTTATGCGATGGGTAAAATCCATGTACGTAAACAAGCATACCGAAATACGTTCAAGAGACTTGGACTATTTCAAGCGATGAATCCAGATTCTCCACTGTGTGCAAAACACTGGAAGTTTCAGGCTGATCAAGCTACAGCTAACAGAGTCAGTTGGTTTATACCACAAATGACTGTAACTAAGGTTGATACCGATCCACAAGTTGTCGATTTCGTATCTAGAATTATCCCTTCCTAATTATGAGTGATATTACTATAAACGAACAAATAAGTCACCTCGAAGGTGAGATTGAACAAGTGCAAAACATCAGAGAAGAAATTTCTTCTAAGATAAAAGAACTTGAATCATCTGACATGAAAATGTCAGTGACGTTGGACGCTTTTGAAGCTCAGATAGAAACCTTAAAGAAGTTAGAGGCATCTCAGCCTGAACTAATATAAATCTCGTCAAGCGGTCGGAGTTCCGCAATACGAAATGGGGGAGTCCACCTGCGTGTTATAGGTTGCACGTAGGTGGGCAACTCATCGCAAATATGAATACAATCGCTATTGACTTTGAAAGTTACTACGACAAAGACTGTTCGGTAAAATTCCTTGGGTTATTAGGCTACTTCAGCCATACCGACTTTGATGCCTACAGAGTTAGTGCTGTAGGAGATGAAGGGACAAGTTTCGTTGGGTGTCCCAAAGAAGAATTTGATTGGAGCGTTATAGAAAATAACAGAGTTCTATCACACAACGCACAATTTGATGAAACACTTTATTTGTATGGAGTTGATAAAGGGTGGTGGAAAAAATATAAATACGCTGAATGGGTTTGTACCGCAGACTTAGCAGCGTATTCTGGGTTGCCTAGATCTTTGAAGGGAGCTACCACCACCCTATATAATCTAGAGGTTGATAAATCTACAAGAGATAACATGTCAGGCAAACGATGGGAAGACATGACTAAAGAATTTCAAGATGAAGTTGATGAGTACGCTTTGAAGGACTCAGAACTTTGTTTAAAATTATGGCAAGATTTAGAGGGGGAGTGGCCTCAGATGGAGCGAGATATTAGTTTGATGAATAGAAGATGTGTGCAAAGAGGGATTCCAATTAATACTAAACTCCTTAAAAAGTCTTTAGTAACCATTAATGAAAGACTTTTTGAAGCCGAGAACTCTATCCCTTGGATTGATGATAAACCTATACTATCTAGACAGGCATTTAATGATGAGTGTAAAAAAGAAGGTTTAGAACCTCCTGCAAGTTTAGCCCTTACAGATGAGGATGCTAATAAGTGGATAAAAGAAAATGAGGGTAAGTATAAATGGATTTCTGCTGTCCGTGATTACAGAAGGATCAACTCACTTAAAAGAAAGTTAGAAGCTTTTGAGTACGCTACGATGGGCGATAAACGATACTACGGAGGTATATTATATCATGGAGCGCATACAGGTAGATTTAGTGGTAGTGGTGGTAACTTAAATTTACAGAACCTACCTAGAGGGGAAATGTTTGGAGTTAACTTACGTAGTTTGATATCTCCAAAAGAAGGTAGAAAATTAGTTGTTGTAGACTTATCGCAAATTGAAGTAAGGACTTTATGTTGGTTGGCTGAAGACCAAGATTCTTTAGACGAAATAAAAGCAAGTGATGACATCTACGAAGCATTTGCTATTAGATTTGATAAGTGGGACAAATCAAAAGGAGTGTTGAAAGATGAAGACCCTTCACTAAGGCATCTAGTCAAAACTATGGTACTTGGTTGTGGTTACTCTGTGTCAGCAGGTAAATTTGCTCTGATATCAGGTATGGATGAAGACGAAGCTGTCAAGGCTGTTAAGTTATATAGAACAAAAATGAAACGAGTTGTGGCTCTTTGGAACAAACTGCAAAGGAAGTTGCACGTAGCATACTCATTAGGAGACGAATTTAGTATCGAGTTACCATCTGGACGCAGTTTGGACTACGGTAAGATACAAACTGCAATGCAATTTGGTAGAAGAAATTACATGGCCCTTATTGCTAAAGGAGCCAAAAAGATTCCCGTGAAACTCTACGGAGGATTACTAACAGAAAATGCATCCCAAGCACTTGCAAGGGACATATTTTCTGATATACTCACACGCCTCGAAAATAGAGGGATGGAAATTATTTTCCACGTTCATGACGAAGTTGTCATAGAAGTGGATGAGAAAGATGCAGAGAAAACTTTGGATCTTGTCATAGAAGAAATGAGAACCCCACCAGAGTGGTTGCCCGATATCCCCCTAGATGCCGAAGGTAAAGTTCTGGATAAATACGAGAAATAACATGCACCATTATAGATACTTAAAAAACCTATCAGAACACCACACTAACACTTGCGAGACACTTACAACATTTAATATAGCTCCAAAGAAGTTTACAGATAAAGAAAAGCGTAGGGCGTGGATGAATCACCCAGA